TATAAAGGTATTCGGTGCCTTTATAAAACAAGCGAGGTATTTATGGCAACAAATTTAGTAACAAAAGCAGAATACAAAGCTTACATGGGAATTACAAGTACAAACTCAGATGCAGAAATTGATTTCTTAATACCCAAGGTTAGCGATTTAGTAAAAACATATTGCCGTCGTACTTTCATTGACTTTTACGACGAGGCAAAGATCGAAGTATTTGATGGTGGCTTTAAACAAATTATTTTAAAAGAAACTCCAGTAGTAGCAGTTAACTCAGTAGCGTATAGCGCAGATTATGGTAAGACTTATACTAGCTTAGTAAAGTTTACAGATTGGGTAGTACGTGACGACTATGTACTTAGTTTAAGCCCTATGGGATTCCCAGAACAAATTAATGGATACAGAGTAAATTATTTTGCAGGATACGAAGTAGTACCTGGCGATTTAAAATTAGCAGTTTTAGACTTAATAGAGTACTACTCACGAAACAATGGCGTGGTTCACAGCACTCGTGACTTAAATCCTGGTACTCGTAAATTAAAAACATTTGAGTCCTACACTAGTAGGGATCAAATTAGAAAAGATACGGATACAGTTGGCGGCAGACACGAATCTATAATGAGTAGAGGCTCTTTTGCAGCATTATTGCAGGATATGTCAAAAGCAATTGAAGAAAAAGAGCTATCCGATAAATTAACTGTAGCTGTACAAAATGCATCATTCGATGGTTTTGTATCTTATATCTCAGACGTATACTATAAAGACAAAGAATTTTTGTTAACTGATAACCGACGTGTTAAGAATGGTTTTATATACTCGGGCCCTACGCGAAATACTAAAGAAAGCGTAGCAGTTTTTGCTAAAGCGCAAAACGAAGACGAATCTTTTAAGGATCTTTTACTATTAAAAAATATTCCTCAAGGAAAGATTGTAACGTACTACACTGAGTATATTGCGCAGAATACCCCAGGTATAACAGACGAAATAAAATCCCAGCTAAGAAAATCTTTACAAGGCGGCCACTTAACTGGCGTTTTTACAGCAAGATTGATCAGAGCTTTCGGACTAAGAAAAGACTCTGCAGGACAAGTTAAATTTAACAATTCCACAAAACAATTAACAGATTTAGAAAAACAACTAGGGGTAGTAGTAGATTTAGTTACTAATGCTGACTTTTTAAGTAGTAATATTGCATTAGACGTTAATCTTTTTACAGAAACTGATAAGCGTTTGTTTTCAAATGCAGCAGAGATACGATTGACAACTGAAGTTCAGTTTGCAAAATTTAATAAGGAAGCAGGAGATTTATTAACAACTGCAGGTACTTATCTATCAAAACTTATTTCTTCTGTTAAGCCTAACGTATCTAATATTGCACAAGAAAAAGCTGCACAAGAAGCTTTTAAGAAACTACTTAGTAACTTACAAAAAGTAAGCTACTATGTAAAAGATAGAGCCCTGCAGTTGCAAAAATTAAATAACACTACAAACCTAGATCCTATACTAGAGAAAAAACTAGTTAAAATACTGGAAAGTCAGCAAACTTTTGATGCCTTAATAAGTACAGAAGGCTCTCCAAGTATGTTAAATCACTTAACTACTATGATGGCAGATGCTGCAGTAGGAAAAATCACAAAAGGTTCTCGTACCACTTTAGTATTAAAAAATAAACTATCCGTAGGTACTAAACAAAGCAAATCAAAGGTTACAAAACCAACTAGATCTAAGAAACCTGATCTAGTATTCAAAGAGCCTGCTCTAAAATTTAGTAATGCACGACAAGTAAGTTTAAACTCTTTACAGCTACTACTAGACAGTACTCTTGCTGAAAAAATAAAGCAGAATATGGGCAACGGATCTAGGCGTGACATATTAAATTTACGTAGCGGAAGATTTGCTGAAAGCGTAAAAGTAGAGCGATTAACAGAATCTAGGGCAGGAATGGTAACAGCTTTTTATAGTTATATGAAGAATCCGTATGCAACTTTTAGTGCTGGTGGAGTGCAATCTAACCCTAAATCGCGAGATCCTAAGTTATTAATATCTAAGTCAATTCGAGAGATTGCCTCTACACAAGTTGACAATAGATTAAGGGCAGTAGCCATATGAGCAAAAGAACATCTATTATAAGAGCATTAACAGAAAAACTTAATACAATTGATGGGCAAGCGCCTTATAAAACTAATCTAAGTAATAATGCGTATGCAAAACTAAAATTTTGGGATGAAATCCAAGACTTTCCAGCTATATATTTAACCCCTGGCTCAGAGATACGAGAATATTTACCAAGTAATTTTGCTTGGGGTTTTCTAGGTATCAGCCTAAAAGTATACTGCCGAGGCGAAGAAGCACAACAACAATTAGAAGAATTGTTGGAAGATGTAGAGACCTGCGTAGATGCTAATCGAGTGCTGGCCTATGATACAATTACAGGCCACGAAACAACTGAAATATTAATTCAGTCAATAACTACTGATGAAGGGCTACTAGCCCCTTATGCAGTTGGAGAAATTAACTTACAAGTGCGTTATGCAATTATGTAAGAAATCGTATCAATGTGTCACAACAGATAAATATCTAGTTAAAGCACGAAGATACTAAACTTAAAAGGAAATGAAATATGTCATTTAATTTAATTCGTAATAGTCGTGTATTTTTCACTACTAACGTAAATTCAGAAACAGGTGTCGTTGCAACCAGCGGTTTTACTGATGTTAACACTAGAGAACTCCAGGTTATGGATGGATTTAGTTTTAGTCAGAATACAACTGCCGAAACCGTTACACTTAACGAAGCAGGAGCTTCTCCAGTTCGTGGTCAGCGTAGTTTTAATACTGCACTAGAGCCAGTTGACTTTTCTATGAGCACTTATATTCGTCCTGCTGATGGCGGAGTAAATATTACTGCTGAAGAAGCGGTACTATGGAATGGATGGTGTATCTTACATTATTGACAACTGCGCCTTAGATAGCGCTACAATTGATTTTGGTTTAGATGCTATTGCTATGATTGCTTGGGCTGGTAAAGGTGCTATTTTACGTCAAATCTCAGGTTTAACAGCTACAACAGCTTCACCTGCAGTATTTGGTGGCGGCTTAACTGGAAGCGCTAAATCTAAGATTACTACCGCTCCGTTTATTGCTAACAAGCTAAGCACTCTTTCAATTGCTAAAGGTATTGGCGGTGGTGGTACTGCGTTTACTGTAGCCCTTACTGGTGGTAGCTTAACAATTGCTAACAACTTAACATACTTAACACCAGCTAACTTAGGTGTTGTTAACCGCCCCTTTACCTACTTTACTGGTACGCGCGCTATTAGCGGAAGCATTAATGCTTACTTACGTGCAGGTTCAACAAACACTGCAGGTCTGTTAGCCGATTTGTTAGCCGGTTCAACAACTGACGTTGATCCAGAGTTTAAAATCGAAGTAAATATTGGTGGATCTAGTAACGCAACGCGAGTATCGTTAACGATGCCAGCAGCTGTGTTAACAATTCCAACTGTTGCAACTGAACAGGTTATTTCTACAACAATTAACTTTACTGCTCAAGGTTCTGCATCAAGTGCCTTTGACATTGGTTCGGCTAATGAACTAGAAGTTAAGTACTACACAACTAACGCGGCTTAATAGCCAAAACTTTCAAGGTACCGGTTGATCTCCGGTACCGCTTTTTTCCTTGAACGACAACAAAATATTATACATATGTCAATTTCTCTAAAAAATCTCCTTGTTCCCTCAAAGTCTCTTGAAGTAGAATATCCAGGCATGCCTGATTTCAAAGTTCAAGTAGCTTTTCTCTCACGCGAGACTTTACAGACTATTCGCAAGAAGTCTACTAAAACTAGTTTCAAAAATCGTCAACCAGTCGAAGAACTAAATGACGACCTGTTCCTAGAACTTTACGTTAAAAACGCCATTAAAGGCTGGAGCGGTCTAAAGTTAAAATACTTAGAACAACTAGTTCCTGTTGACCTTACTGACCAAGATTTAGAAGCCGAACTAGAGTACTCAGAGGAAAACTCTTTGTACCTAATGAAGAATTCTACAAACTTTGACAGTTTTATTAGTGAACAGGTCACAGACTTGGGAAACTTTTCAGCGAACAAATAACTGCTGTAAGAGAACAGCTTCGCAGATACTTTCACAATAGCGATGTACACATGACAAAGGACAGTTACTTTGAAATGTGTGAAATGCTAGATCAAGAGCCAATAGAAGAAGAAATACCTATAGAAGTAGGAGACTTCCCTGAATTAGTTCAACAATGTTTTGTAATATACGGAATATTACCAGATAATTGGGACTCAATGGGCGGCGGTTTTATGGGTAAACACTATTCTATAGTTTTTAACTTGTTTAAGGTATACGGAATAGAAGATTCGGCTGAGATATTACTTTGTTTAGATTTCTTACAACATATGGATGGTGTAAGACAGAAGTTAGTTTCAGAAAAATTAAAAGCAAAAAGCCCATAACACTTTGTTGTTATGGGCTTTTTTGTACCTAAAAAATTTAGGCTTGACAAAACAATGCCAGCGTGGTATAATCGTGGTAACTATAAGTCTAGATTTAATTTAAAAATTTAGGACAGTCTTTGCCTATTGGGGGAACAAATGGCTCAAAAAAATGTAAACATTGGCGTAAATGTCAGTGATAATGGCACTGCTAAAAAAGTAGTAAAGAATATTAATGAAATCCAGGCAGCGGCAGCCGCTGCGCAAAAAGCAACCGAAAGACTAGAGGCAGGTACAGCTAGTTCTAGAGCAGCCGCAGCCGCAGCAGCTCCAAAAAGTCAAGGTATGTCTGGACAAGAATACGGCAGAGCTCGTGGTACTGCAGGTACAACAGGAGCAAGTAGCAGAGACTTTGCTAATCAAGCACAAGGTTTGGGTGGTTTAGTACGTGTGTACGCTACTTTTGCGGCTAACTTGTTTGCAGTAAGCGCAGCTTTTAGTGCTTTAAAGAATGCAGCTGATACTACTAGCATGATACGTGGATTAGAACAACTTGGTGCACAGGGTTCAAGCTACTGCAGCAGGCATGAGTAGCCGTAATTTAGAACGTTTAACTACAGTTGCAAAAACTGCAAGCCAGGCGCTTGGTATTAATATGCCTGACGCATTAAGTCGTTTAAGCCGAGGCGTTACTAAATTAGAGCCTGAACTATTAGATGAATTAGGTATTTTTGTTAAAGTAGATGAAGCAGTAACAAATTATGCACGTAGTGTAGGAAAAACTGCGACTGGACTAACTGACTTTGAGCGTCGTCACGCATTTGCAATTGCTGCAATTGAACAAGGCGAAAAGAAATTCGGTAGTATTCAACTCGACGCAAACCCATATAGCAAGTTATTGGCTAGCGTAACTAATCTGGCACAGACTATTTTAGAGACAATTAATAAAGCTTTAGGGCCGTTAATGGAAATACTGTCTCAGAGCCCTAAAGCTCTGGGAGTTGCTTTAGCTGGTATTGCTGGTATTTTACTAAAACAAGCCATACCTGCATTAGGAATGTATCGCGAGAATGCCCGAGCCTTAGCGGAAGAAACTCGCGAAAGAGTAGCTAGAAGTGTTAAAGATCAACAAGCAGCTGCTTCTG